AGAGTCTGCCTTAGATGAAATGGCAGAAGCAATTGCCGTAAACTCTACGTCAATCTCCGTGCCTTTAATAATCTTGCCTGAGTTACCGCTAGGTAGAGAATCTTTAGCGGTAAAGTTAGTAGCCTTTACATAGTTACTCATACGTTTTTCCCTTGTTTGATATACACGTCAATTCTTTGGATTGACAACGGATCTCCATCAATATCAGCTTCTAAGCCAATCTGAAGAACTGTGCCTTTTCCGCTGGCCTGAGACTTAAATTTGTCCAAAATAATGCCGCCAGAGTACTCAGCAATATTGTACTCCCCTATATTATACTCGTAAACTGTAGCGCTGTCAAGTGTTTTTGTAAAAGAAATATAATTTTCTGAGTAGTCAAATCCCCACTTTACAGCCACCTCTTGGCCTTGGCCTCCAATAACCACAAAGCCAATCTGCTTCATGATCTTCTCTTGGGTTGGGGCTTCAAAGTCAAAGTAGTTGGTGAAGTACTGGAAGCGGTATACCGCCCCATTGTCAGTGTGTCCAAAGTACTTCCCAATATACCCTGGTTTTCCGATATACAGATCTTTGGCATTCGTAACCAAGAACGACTTTGGCTCTATGTTATTCCAAATAGTAGCCCGAGCTGATCCATCCTGTAATGGGCCTCTCATGTCAAAGCAGTATACCCACTTAGTGGTAGGCAGTGAGAGAAGATAAAAAGCATCACGCTCGAAGTATATTGACTTAATCTGAGAAGCTGTCTCCGAAGCTACGTTAGCAAGTAAGTCATCCCTAACATTCTTGGAAATATCCCGCATTGGGAGAGACTTCTCTTGGATAACTCGCTGCAGACTACGAATACCGCCATCTGACAAGAAGATAATATCCGTACCAGTGTTCTGAATCGAGTCTCTAGCAATACATCCTACATTAGGAATAAACTCTTGCAGCGTAAGCTGAGTTACGTCAATCGGGTTTGCATAAACAGCAATATTATTGCGACCAAAGAAAATTAAGAATCCATTATGAGCAGCAATTGCTACAATTTTATCTGAGTTTGGAAACACTGCATTTAACGACAGTGATCCAGAGTCTCCACCTTGGAAGTCGGAGCCATCCAGCAAACGGCTAAAGTAAGCAGTCTGAGGGTCTCCGTCAATGTCTGCCATCCATATGCGCCCATATGCAGCTAAGGCACAGTTAGGCATAAAGTCTGTACTGGTATATCCAATAGGCAGTGAACCAACATCAGCCAATGTTTGGAAACCAAATGTACCGCTGTCATGGTCGTGAGGATTACCGCCAGAGACAGGCAACTCATGGAACACTAAAGGCTTGTGTCCAGACTGTACTAGGTAGGCGTGTGGCTTTACGTCCTGTCCGTCACCATATGGCAGGGCTGCGCCTTGCCAGTTATTACCACTAATTGTATATGTAGCATTACCGCTGTTGTCTGCATTCCGTACAGTCTTAGTGGTCATTGTGGTTGTGCCAGTAAACAGCTTATTGTTACCAGCACTAATTACAATATCATTACCACTGTTGACCAACTCAAACATAAACTCTACTGCATTCGCAGAACCTAAGTCGGTATTAACTGCACTATTGACAGTAGTCCAACCACGGCGTGAGCCAATCCGACCATAGCGATCGATCACACAATTATATGCATCAAGAGCAAAACCAGAAGATAAAGCAACAGCAGACTCTTGGAGGTTTAGTCCATAGAATCCGGGTGCGCCAATACTTGCTGTTTTAGTCGGAGAAGCCATTAGACTGGATTCCAGATAAATTCATCATCAAACTTGTTACCCTCAATAGAAACATGGTCTGCTAATGAGGTGCGATATAAATTATATGCTTCACTGGTTGCTAAGCCACCATCTTCGCCACGCTCTGCCAATGCTTTAGCATATGCTAAGAAAATTACAGGCTCAGCAGGAACTTTAAGCTGCGTAGAGTTAGACACTAGTTCAGCTTGTGGTTTAATAATATTAAAATGGATATTGTACGCTCCGTTCGGGATAGGGTAGAGGTCTACCTGCGTATCTCCGTTAGAGTCTACACCGTTAAAGTTATAGTGCGTAGGAGACCCAGTCTGCGGAGTGTTCACTAAGAACCACTCATCCATCTGTGTAGTCTGCGCAGAATTTAAAAACCAGTTACTAGTATCATTTAGTACATCAAAGACACGGAAGCGAACACCAGCGTCTGTCATTACATAGTTAAACAACCCGCTAGTGGTAGCCACAGTCAAGGTCTCTGACAGAGCATTCCAGTTATAAGCGTCTTCAACCTGTCGTTTAGCATCGTTGACAAACCTACCGATAAGCTTGGAATAAGCGGTATCGTTAACAGACGTAACTTCGCTCTCTCGCAAACGGATGAGAACGTCATTAACAAGTTCTAAGTAAGTTTTGTTAGCCATTTACCATTTCACCTTATCTGCCCAGTAAGCCGCAGACATCTTTCCTTTCTTGATGTTGTCAGCATGACGAGCCTTAAATGATTCCCTACGCTTACGATACGACTCAGACTCTCCAGCTTTCTTAGGAGAGCCAGACACACCTTGCTGTCCAAAGCGAATGGTCTTAACCTGATCACCTTCTTTAGCTACAACTACGTGGCTCTTAGTAGGATGACTAGGAGTACGCTTAGGTTTGTTGTAGCCTGATACACCAGCTCTGGTTAGTCGTGAATCTTTCATTTCTTTGCAGTCTTCTTAGCTTGTTTAAATGCCTTGGCAGTAGGAGCGCCCTTAGTTCCGGGCTTACGCATCTTCTCGCCACTGCCTTCTTTAATACGCTTACGCTTAGCGTGGATATTGGCGTAGAGTCCTGCTTTCATTTCTTTGCTTTCTTTTTCTTTTTAGCCAACCCAGCCATTGACAAACCAATAGCAATAGCCTGTTTCTGAGGAACACCTTCTTTGCGCAGCTTGCTGATTTTATCTGATGCTGCTGCTTGTTTACCTTTTTTAGTATAAGGATATTTTTTTCCGTCAACCATTGGCATATACTACTCCTTAATTATGAAATTGAATTGCTGTTTCAGGGACAAGCTCTACAGTTGCTATATAGGTTACTGTTTGAGTGCCTGAGTTCTTTACACGAATTTCATCACCAGCTTGTAAGACTACCTCAGCATTGTTAAGTAAAAGATAATCACCAGCTCCTAGATTTTTACCACCAAAAACATAGTATTCTGTGCTGGTAGAACTATCATACCAAAACACACTTGGACTATCTGTTCCAGTAATACTTGCAATATACATAACCTGCCATAGACCAGTATTCTTGGTAGGTATAGTTAACAGAGTTGTCTTTGTAGAATTAGTTCTGTTATCAATAGCGGATACTTTTCTGCTCATTTCTTACCTAACCACTTCTGTACAGTATCAAGTTCGTAGATTCTGAATCCAGTCCAGACAATCGTGAACAACGCAGCAATAGCAGGAAGAACCTGTGCCAGTGTTCCTATTACGGTGACTACCGATATAGCATCAGTAACGTGCTTGATGCCTTCTGTGCTGTGCTCAGTCATTTACTTCGTCCTTATTGTTCAGGAATTTCAATCCAAATTAAAGAAGTTTCGTCCCAGTAATATAGTTTTCCGTCTTCAGGCATTGCGGCAGGTGCTTCCCACAAACAAGTTTGTTCATTTAATACCCACGAATCAAAAGGCTTTGGAGCAATAAAGGCATCTCTTACTGCGTCATAAGTATATCCAATACCTGCGTAGTTTTTACGAAAATTTCCATTATAAGATGTTTGTTTCCAGTTTGTATAGCCACTAGACCACTCAATTAAAAACGCAACACCAACTGGCTCACTTTCCGGAAACGAAAGATTTCCAATGTCAGAGTTATTGACAACATTAACGTCAACTACAACATTGTTTTCATCAAGTTTTGCAAAGTGCGCCATATATTAAGGACTAAAAGTTCCGTTCCCATAAAAGTAATGGTACGTGTAACCACCAGAAGACACTACTGTACCGCCACTTCCTTTTTGTGAACCAGCATATCTAACAACGACAATTCCAGATCCGCCAGCCTGAGCGCTATACCCAACGGCGTTGGAGTTACAACTTCCGCCGCCACCGCCACCAGTATTTGCTCCGCCGGGAGAACCGGGTCTTGCATTGGCTGTGGAAGATGCTCCCTTACCACCGCCGCCGATACCGCCTGATCCTTCAAGGGAGTTTCCAGTACCAGCCCCGCCACCACCGCCGCCTGCGTAGTAGTTGCCGTCAAGCCACTGAGAACCGCTTCCTCCGT